AGGATATTGCTGAACTGTTACAAATGTCACACAAAATGTCAATGGATCTCTTAGACCGCGAGATTGCACTAGAAAAAGCACGCACCCAAACTGGACCACAAAAGCAAGTTAATGTACAAATCAACGAAGGACTTGATGGATCAAAGTATTCGCAGCTAGTACAAAAGTTAATAACTGGTGAAGGTGTGTAATGGCACATTATCGTACAGTCTTTATCTCAGACGTACACTTGGGCACGCGCGATTCACAAGCTGAAAAATTGTGTGACTTCTTAAAATCCAATACTTGTGAAACACTATACCTAGTAGGTGATATTTTAGACATTTGGAAGATTCAGCAAAATCGCTGGCGTTGGCAGCAGTCACATACTAATGTAGTGCGTCGTGTACTAACGTATGCTAAACGTGGTACACGTGTTGTGTACATAGCAGGCAATCACGACGAGTTTTTACGCCCACTAATGCCTTATGACATTGGATTTGGCAACATTGAAATTGCCAATCAAGCTACTCATACAGGCGTAGACGGTCGCCGCTACCTAGTCACACACGGCGATTTATTTGATGGAATTACTAGCCTAGCACCTTGGCTAAGCTTCCTAGGCGATAAAGCCTACGACTTTGTATTAGCCTTAAACACTAAGTTTAATTGGTTACGACATAAATTTGGTTTTGGATACTGGAGCTTATCGCAGTATTTAAAGTCTCGAGTAAAATCGGCTGTTGACTTTGTATTCAAATTTGAAACCAACTTAGTAGCTTACTGCAAAAAACGTGGTTTTGATGGTGTTATCTGTGGTCATATACATCATGCAGAAATTAAACAAATCGACGGTGTCACATACATGAATGACGGCGACTGGGTTGAGTCGTGTACTGCACTTGTAGAACATTTAGACGGTCGTTGGGAGATACTAACATGGACAAAATCAAATGACACTCCACAATAAAATTACCATTGTAGTACCTTGTAAAAATGAAGAGAAATATATTCAGCATTTGTTAATGCATTTACGTTGGCAAGACATTGGTGATACTAAGATCATTATTGCTGACTGTTCAACTGACTCAACCAGACAAGTTATCCTCAATAACAGCAAAGACTTAAATATTGAAATTATCGAAGGCGGACCCGTGTCAACAGCTAAAAATAATGGTGCTCAATTAGTAACAACACCTTATATTTTATTTATTGACGCAGATGTACGATTTTTTGAGTCGGGAGTAATACATGCTGCAGTTACTGTTATGGAATCAGCAAACTTGGACCTAATAGGATTAAATGCCAGGTGCTATGATGGTGATATACGAGCACAAATTGGTTTTACTGCATTTAATGTGGTCAACAACGTATTAAAATACTTTAGCCCATTTGCAGTAGGTGCATTTATGTTAACGCGCCGTGACAAGTTTATAGAACTAGGTGGTTTTCCAGAACAATTTGCAACATCAGAAGATTACTTTTTATCGCGCAAGTATAGTGTCAAGAAGTTTAGACTCTTAAACCACTATTTTGGACAAGACTCACGTAGATTTCGCAAGATGGGTTATTTTGGTATGTCAAAGTACTTAATCAAGAATTTCTGGAATCGCAACAATAAAGCTTATTGGGATAACCTAGATTCTTCAAAGTACTGGAGTTAAAATGCTACCACAAATTGGAGATGCGGATGTATATGACAAAATCAATCCCGAAGACCTTTGGTGTGCAGATAAACTTATTTTAGCCAAACGACTAGGCTACTACTGTGGCCCAGCAGGAATAGCCCCTAAACCAGGTAAGTATATAGTACGCCCAGTAATAAACTTAAAAATGATGGGTGTTGGTGCTACAGTAGAGTATTTAGACCGCGACTCAATTCCTGATGGTTATTTTTGGTGTGAGGTGTTCGAAGGCCGACACTTAAGTTTTGACTACAACTACGGCAAGCAAACCCTAGCAGTTGAAGGATTTAAAACCAATCCACAACGCCTAGACAGATTCTCACACTGGAGCCGTGTTCAAGACATTTTTGAACTACCACAAATACTGCAAACAGTAGCAGACAAGTACCCTTGGTTTAATGTTGAGGTTATTGGCGACAAGGTAATAGAAGTACACTTCCGTTACAATGACGACTTTGCAAACCATACCGCCCAAACTATTGTACCCGTATGGCAAGACGAATTCTATGCTAGTGAGTGTGGAGATCGTTTAGGTTTTATATTAATAAAAGATACAGTACAATGAAATATTTACTAGCATTAATACTTTTTATATCAAGCGTTGTAGTAGCACAGCCCATAGTTATACAAAAGCCCGTAACTTGTACAGAAACTAAAATGTTACTACAAGGATTAACAAGTAGTGATTACAAAGAAACTCCTGCATGGCTAGGTATAGAGCCTGGTGCTGAAGTACCAAAGTACAGTGTGTTTGTTAACCAACAAACCAAAACCTGGACAATAATCCAGTTTAATGATAAAATAGCTTGCGTACTAGGTACAGGTACAGACAGCACTCAAATATTTAATGGACCCGAAATATAAAATGTTAGACTGTTTAATTTTAGGCGACTCAATTGCCGTAGGTACTCATCAACAAAGACCAGAGTGCGTAGCCTATGCTAAAGGCGGCTGGAATACCTGGCAATGGAATCGTGACTACTTAAAAAATAACTTGTCAGCTAAAACTGTAATTATCAGTTTAGGCAGTAACGACCATAGTGGAGTTAAAACTAAAGCTGAGCTGCAGCGTATACGTGAAAAGGTTGGCGTTGCTAAAGTGTTTTGGATTTTACCATCAATCAAACCAAACATCCAATCCTACATCCGCGAAATTGCCGAACAGTATAATGATACTGTACTACCATTTACCCCAAGCAGCGACAAAGTACATCCAACCACACAAGGCTATCGCGAACTAGCAAAGGCCACAAAATAATGCTAAAAATCCTCAACAAATCAATAACTCCATTATGCGTTGTACTAGCATATATTTCTTACGCAAACCCTAGTCACTGTGGCGGGATGCATTTAGAAATGCCCTTGATGTGGTTAGTAATGGCCTTAGCACATATTCAGCAGTGGTTTGGCAAGGAATGTAAATGCTCCTAGTCTCCAGACCAGATATCAATGTCGATGTTATACAAGAGTTCGATCCTCAACAGAGGTTTATTAAGCTACCCATAACAAATTACTTAAAGCTCTTAGATGTATACGATACAATCAATCGCCCACAGGTTGCTCTTATAAACGCAGTCAACGATCCTAAATACAGGTTTATCTGTGCTGCACTAGCACGACGTCTAGGCAAAACTTATATTGCCAATATTATTGGGCAGTTAGTCACACTTGTACCTGGAAGCAATGTACTCATTATATCACCAAACTATAACTTAAGCTCGATCTCATTTGAACTCCAACGCAAACTTATCAAACACTTCGACCTCGAAGTCGCACGTGACAACCTCAAAGACAAAATTATCGAACTCAGCAACGGTTCTACCATTCGTATGGGTTCTCTTAGTACCGTTGATAGTACTGTTGGTCGATCATATGACTTAATCATATTTGACGAGGCTGCCCTAGGCGAAGGCGGTGAAGCCGCCTTTAATGTGGCACTGCGTCCAACACTGGATAAACCACAAGCAAAAGCTATTTTTATCTCCACACCTCGTGGTCGTAACAATTGGTTTTCACAATTTTGGAATCGTGGATTTGATCCCGGTTTCCCTGAGTGGATCTCGCTGCAAGCAGATTACACTGAGAATACTCGCATGGCTGAGTCAGACGTTGCCGAAGCGCGACGCTCAATGTCAAAGTCAGAGTTCGAACAAGAATATTTAGCCTCATTTTCCGTATTTGAGGGTCAGATTTACACACTACAGGATACAGATGTTATTGACATTCCAGAAGATATTAAAGGCGAAGCGTTTGCTGGATGCGACCCTGGTTACCGAGACGCTACTGCTTATTGCGCTATCGTGTACGATTGGAACCGCGATTGCTTTTTTATTGTCGATGAATACTTAATGTCGGAAAAGACTACTGCAGAACATGCTGAAGCGTTTACTGCAATGAATAACAAGCACGGAGTTGAAGTCACGTTTATTGACTCGGCAGCTGCACAGTTTGCCGGTGACCTTGCCTACTTATATAACATTTCAACTACCAAAGCTAAAAAAGATGTCTTACCAGGCATTGCGTATGTTCAGACCTTACTACAACAAGGTCGATTAAAGGTTGCTCCACATTGCACTAACGTGCGAGCCATGTTTGACCAGTATCGCTGGGATCAACGTG